TGATATTGGACTGCCTGTTGTGTTTTCTGCAAAAGGTGTGTTTTGGTCTTTACTAAGTATTGTTCCTTTTCTAATTGTTGGGTCTGTTATTACTCCACTACTTGCTACGCTAAAGTTTGATAAACCTGCTGTGGTACAAGTAAAAGCACCTAACGCTACTGTTGGTTCTTCTGCTTCTAAGTAAAAAGGGCTTCTTGCGTTTATTTTTGTACTCATTTCTTAAATGTAAATTGTAAAAATTGTTCAAGGTCTAGGCCATAAGCTTCAACCAATTCATTAGGTAAATTTTTAAAGGCCTTTTCAAATGGCTTAGTAAAAAATAAGCTTGGCTTTATGCCTTTTTCATATATGCTTCTTTGTATTAAAAACGCCATCGTTTTATAAGACATAAATCTGCCTTTTTTATCCCTAAACTGAAACCTTCTTTTACCTATCCACTCTTCTAATGTTTTACGCGGTGGGCGTTTATCAGTATAACTGTATGGCGTGTTATATTTTTTTTCAGTACCGCTAACCCCTTTATCTACAAATTTGCCATAATATTCCATTTCAAACTGCACCTGTATTGAATTAGGAAAAGCCTTAGTAACGCCCTTAATGCTATTATATAAATCCTTAGATACGTTCTTTTTGCTTTTGGTAAGGTTTGTCCTTGCCTGCTTTATTATGTATTCTCTAAAGGCGTCTATAGCCTTCTGTGTCTGTTTTAATCGCATATAGTCATATCGTTTTGCACTAATACATCAAAAGTAGCGGCCCAGCCTGCAAGTTTATTTTCAAAGCGGTCTACAAATGGCTCACAACTAACAGCACCCTCTACTTGATAAAGGTCTGTATAAAGGTCGCCACGCTGCAAGGTATTTACTATCCTGGTAATTAATGAAAGTTGTGTATTGAGTACGTCTTGCTCGTTGTCGTTTTGTGTAAATACATCAGCCGTTTGCTCTTTACTAATATCAACAATGTCCATTGCTAAAATACTAACATTAAAAGTAAGTGTATTTGTACCCACACTGCAATCATTTACAATAATATGGGCCAAAGGAAAGATTGTAGCTTTGTTTAAATCAACATCGTCAAGGCTGCCAAATGTGACTGTATTAATAAACGGCTCAGCAGCTAATGCGTCTTTTAATTTATCTGTAACGTTGTAAAACCCTTTCATCTATTGCGTATCATTTTATTTTCTAACTCTTGTTTTTCTTTTTCAAATGCCAAGTGGGTGAGGCAGGTTAAAAGTTTTTGTCTTGTGATTGAATCATATCTGGTAACATCCCCTTTAGCAAGCCCATAGATAGACTGAAGCCAGCCCCATTTTTTTCCAAAATTTTCTGCTGTTCCGTAGTCAGTTTGCTCGCCCCCTGCTCCGTCAAATAATTCAGGGTAGTTGTCAATAACTCGTTGCTTAAATGGTAAAAAAAAAGCGTAGCACCTAAGGCAACATCAAGCGGAGCGTCTTGCATTTTATCTGCATCGGCTGTGCCTTTATAATCTTCTATCATATACCTGTTATTATGCTTCATTGTAATTGGCCTGTAAAGCACGCTCATTGCTTTGTGCATATTATCCCAGTCTCCAAGGTAAGTGTCAAGGTCTACATACTCACCTAAAGTGATATCATCCAAGACAGGAATAAAGCCGTACTCTATGCCGTTTAGTGTGAACTTTGGTATAAGGTTACACTTACTGTCAAAAATGCTGTTTAAATGCTGCGCAATGTCTAAAACGTCTGAGTATCTGATACTAGCAACATCCTTTAAGTTAAGGTCGCAAAATATCTCAACCATCTTTTGCATAAGGAATGCACTGCCCTCGTTATCTTCTGTGTTAAGCTTGTTGAACTTTTGGTATTGTTCAACTGTAATTTCGTTTAACGTGTCAGGGACTTGAATTTCAACTTTCATATATAAACAATAAAAAATAGGTGTGCCTGTATAAAAGGAAAGAGGGCCGAAGCCCTCAATATTACCACCGTAAAACAAAACAAATCTAAATAAAGGTTTATAAAATAATTAACTCAAATAATAATGGCGGTAAATTTCCTCTATTTTGTCTATGAGTTCTTTGCTGTTTTGTTCGTATATTTGTTTTCCTTGTTTAATTGTTTTTCCTAAATGTATTTCTAACGTAACTGGTACAGGTTTTTTACTGTACCCTTTAACAGTGGGGCAAATAACAACATAAATATCATTCGCCCAGCACCATTTCAAGACCTCGTTATAAGGTGTCAATCCAGTCAACGTACATTATAAATCCGTTCAACGCTAACCACATTAATAAGTTCAGCACGTATAAGCCAAACGCTCCTAATATTACTGCCTTTGCTAAGCGCACTCGGTTACGCTTGGCTGCTATCTTTTTTACTACGTAATAAGTATCAGTCATAATTTATACGTTTATTGCTTTATTTGCTGCCTCAGCTTCTTCAAGCGTTTCATATTCATATTCATTACCATCTTCGTAATTCATTACATAGAACATTACATTTGAAGGGTCATAGTCTGGTGCAACTACTGTTACATTGATATCTTCAAACCAAATCCACACGTAACCGCTGCGGTCATTATAACCAATTTGGTAATCTGAACGGTTAGTTAGTTCATTGTCTACCGCTGTGCTAAGTACGTTGCTAAATGCTTTGTTCTGGTTGTGGGTAAAGCTTCTTAATAAATCTTGTTGAGTTAAATCTTGCATTGTTTTTATTTTTAGTTGTTGTTTGTTGTTGTAAAGGTAAACCTTTTTTTTAAATAACCAAATTTATTTTAATTATACTGTCAAATAAGCGTATCCACACTGGTCAGAACATACATCGCCATCGCATTCTTTGCCACATTGTAAGCATTCATTAGGGCGTTCCTCTTGTGGTGGCTTATTGTATTCCTCACACATTTCATCAAACACTTCGCTAGCTAAGCTTAGAATGTATTTATTGCCTTCTGTTTTTGGTGCTTCGTTAGTTAGGAATAAAACGTAGTTTTGTAAGTCGTCAATATCCCAGTTAGTAAAGTGTGATTTGTTTATTCTACCTTGTTTCATTGTTGTTTGTTTTTAATTGTTTACATTGTAAAAGTAATAAACATTTTATTAACTACCAAGGAAATAACAAAAAAAATTAATAAATAAAATATTGGCCCTTTGTTGGGTCTTGTAAATGGTCAGTAATTGCGTAGCGTGCAGCATCAATACAATCAGGGTGTGCGCCTGTTGGTTTTTGTAACGTGTTACCCTCTTTGTCCTTTGCCCATATATAGCCCTGAAGTTCACGCTTTAGGTTCTTACTGCGTGCAGTTACATATATATCGTTCTGGTTTATTAGGTTAATACCGTACACTACTGAATCACGCCCTTTGCTAACTGGGTAAACAGTATGGCCGTAGCCGTTAAGTTCTGCAATACTCTTAGGCTCTGCTGAGTCTGCTATTATGGTGTCAGTTATTTCAAGTTCGTGCAGGGTGCGGCTTATATCGCTATTCAGTAAACCCTTTTTGTAAACTACCTCGTCAAATATGTAGGCGGCATTCCATTTGTAAAGTGCTATCAATGTTGTTGGATCTACCGAGTAGCCAAAGTCCATTCCATAATTAATTAAACGTGCCTCATCAGGTATTGCACCCAGTTCCTTCCAGTCAGGTATGCAGGCTCCCTCTAATGTTCCTATTTCTCCAAGTCCATACACTCTCCACCAGTTGGCCCAGTAAGTAGAAGTCTTTGCTTTTGCACGTGCCTTCTCTATTTCATTTACAATGCTTTCAGGTAGGCTATCATTATCTTTATATGTAAGTGTAATGAAGTCAGTATTAGGTTGGCCTATTAGTTCTTTATCTACCCAGAACAAATTACTAGGGTTGTAATCAAGCCAAATGTTGCCGCTGGTTCTTACTGCTAGTTGGCCATAAGCTTCAAAGGGTACGTTATTACACTCGTTAATGTAAAGATCTGTTCGCCTTGCTCCACGTAATTTATCAGGCTGATCCGTAGAAAAGAATTCAATGTAACTGCCATTGCTAAAAGTGTACTTTAGTGTTGAGCGGTTGAACTTGGCTTCGTCAAACCTGTTTAGGCCGTTAAGGATACTCAGGAAGTCTTTTAGAGCTCCTCTGCGCAGGTGTGGTATGCTTTCACTAACTATACTTATTTCACGCCCTAAGTTGCGTATTGCATAGTCAATCAATATTAGTATAATACAAATAGTTTTACCTGCGCTTGTTCCACCCCTTACAATTCTAAGGCGGTTTTCAAGCTTTCTTAGTTTGGTTAAGGCTACTGTCTTTTCTACTTGCATTAATCAATAAACAAGGGTAAGTCCTCGTTGATCTTAATATCTTTAGTTTCTTTTGGTTTGCCGTAATAGTAATTCAAATAAAGTTGCAGGTATTTAAAGTCCCCAGCTTCTACACCTTTTTTAAGGGCAGCAAATGCGGCCTCCTCTAGTGGCTGTAACTTTTCAATAAGCTTTAACTCATCTGCTTTAGGTTTTCTACCTGCTCCTTTACGCGCTCCTCCGTGTGCCATTTTGAAATAACTTGTTTAATCAATAGTACAATAAATTAATTATCAAACTGTTAAAATAAACTGCTTTGTGCTGGTTTGTACACGTCCCTTAGTTGTTCAAGTGCTAAACCGCTATCAGGCCTGCTGAGTATGTCAAGTAAAAGGGTTTCGGTAACTGTGCTGTTATCTAATTCTGCATCTGCTGTTATGTTGCTAACGCGTGTGCTAATGCTTTTTATTTGGCGTTCAGTTTGGTTGCTGCCTCTTAGTAATCTACCTGCTTTGCCGTTGCCTAGTATTTTTATTATAAAGGGTCTGGCTAAGGTTATGAATTTACTGTTAGTGAACCTGTCGCCTTCAAATATATTTATACCTTGTGTTTTATTTAAAAAGGCTGGCACGCTAGTCATTACACTCATACTTAGCCTATCACTACCTTGGAACGTGCTGCCGTCATATTTGCCTGCTATATTTATAACGTTTGTACTGGGTTTATTGTGTAGGTTTTTATAGAGCTCTTGTGTTTGGTTTGTAACGTAATGCAACTGGTCAACGTTTTTGTTTTGGTTACAAGTAAAATGTTCAATAATTTGCTGCATAACGTATGTTTTACCTACACCGCAGTTTCCTATAATTAGTATATTCATTTTAAAATAGTTTTGTTTGTTGTTTAGTGCCTAGGCTATTAGTAAAGCATTCGTAATCTTTGTCCATCATAA